TTAGACGGCGCGTAGTCCAGAGCTCGTATTCATGATGGAAAACATCCTCCCATGTCGGCATGACGTGGCCTGGAATGTCAGCTTTGCGGGCCTGCACCCGCCTGCGGTATTCATTCCCAAGTTGAAGAGTGCAAGCTCGCGCACCCGGTTATCCATCTGAAGACGCACTCGAAGCGCCCAGATGTCTTTGGGCTTAAAAGGTGCCTTCTGACCAACGATCTTTCCCTTATTCCAAGGCTCGCGATGAACGACGGCTGTAGCGTTTTCCATGATGGTCTCCCATCGAGCGGGGAAGCAAAACCATGCGCCTTCCAGATGACGTTGTCCATGAGTGACCACGCTAGCCGTGTCGGTTTTTGCTATCCAGCAACGCGCCGGATGATGTTCCTCAACGTCTGCTCTAGCTAACACCAGTCGTTCAACGGTTGTGTCCTGAGCGACAGCAACCAGCACGTAGCCGACACTAAATAGCGTGATCGGTCAGCAGCAGCCGCTGCATTGCAGCCGTTGAGAAAGCAGTCCATATCCTCTTCAAAGTAGCTTCGCAGCCGGGTTGTCAGCGGATGGGCGGTAGTACCCTACAACGCTAGCAACACTTTTGTGCCCTGTCATCGCCATGGTATCGGCCAGCGGCACCTTCTGGACGGCCGCCTCAGTCACAAATCCAGACCTCAGCGAGTGCGCAGAAAACACCTCCGGTAGCCCAGCAATTTTTGCGCGCTCGCGAACAATATCTCGAACGGCGGCAGGGGAGAGGGGATCTCCGAGGTGACTGCCTTTCCTGACCTGCCTGAATATTGCACCGTCCACAATGCCAGAAGCCGTCAACCAGGCCTGCAGAGCTTCACCCGCAATGCCTCCCAGTGGTTTCACGTTCTCCGGACGATCCGCCGCAGTCTGGTTGCTCTTGGAATAGGCGAGGGTGTATGAAAAGCTGCTGGGCCCGACCCGGTGAAGATTCTTCATCGTCGCCCCCGTCACTTCTGACCGACGACGCCCACCCGATGCCCAGGCAAAGAGGAGGAGGGCGCGGTCACGCATCCCCTTGAGTGAGTCATCACAGGTGTCCAGGATGGCCATCAATGGGTCCTTGGTCAACGCGTCCTTCCTCTGAGGAAGCTCGCCGCGTTTGCCGTAGGCCCGCCGGGTCTTGGCCAGCAACTCGCGGACTTTGGGATCCTGGCAAGGGTTCTTAAGCTCTCGGAGCTGGTGGGCCTTGGATAGCACGGCAATCCGATGGATCAAGGTATTGAGCGCCATCGGGCCTGGCTTGCCTTTGAATCCTGCATCCACCAACGCTTGGTCAATGGCTGGCGGCAGCTCGTGAGCCAGGCCATCGGCAGTCGTCCGCTGCGCGTGATCCACGATGAACTGCAGGACGGCGTTCGCCGGCAGTGGCAGCGTGATGCTTTGCCCGTACCGAACGCCAAACCAAGCGGCCCAGTAGCGTAGCGCGGAACGATAGCTCGCTAACGTATTCGCGGACTCGCCCTCGCGCATCAACTCTTCAACAGCTTGGGCAGTCAATTGCGAGAGGGAGGACGGCTCCAGCGAGGGGATATTTCTCAGAGACGGCAGGCGCATGGTGAAACAAAGGTTGCAATAAAGAATTTTCCAAAATAACTACATATGATGTATTGTTTACTACAAATTATCGTTATGAATCACGATAAGCATCAATTATCGTTGGTAAAAATTAAATGGAGTAGGGCGATGCAACCAAATCTTGTAAGAGGTCCCCGCGGCGTGCAGATGGACGATGTCTGGGCTGCCGCCGACGCAGTTCTGAATCAGGGTGAGCGTCCCACGATTGAACGGGTGCGCCAGCAGCTCGGTCGCGGATCGCCCAATACCGTAGGCCCCATGCTGGATTCATGGTATGGCTCCTTGGCAACGAGGCTGCTTACCCCTAATAAGGCATTTGATAGCACTCAAGAGCCCGGTGAGCAGCTGCCAGGCCCTGTGCTGAGAGCAGCTAAGACGCTTTGGGGGCGTGCGGTCCAGCATGCCGAGGATAGAGCGACAGCAGCGATGGCACAGGCACAAGCAGAGCTGGACAAACGTGGAGAAGATCTTAAGCAAGCCCAGCAAGATCTTGACCAGGAACGGCAGCGCCTCCAAGACCGTAGCGAAGCCCTTTCGGTGGCGATGCAAGCCAAGGATGCACAGATTGCAGAGACATCGGGGCAAGTCAAAGAATTGCATAGCCAACTGCGGGAATGCCAAAGGCTGCTGGATGAGGCCCGGGCTCAGAATATCTTGGTTCAAAAGGCCTTTGAGGTACAGCGACAACGTCAAGAAAGTGCAGAGGCCGAGCACCGGGCGGAGCGCTTGCGGCTGGAAGAGCGCGCCCAAGCCAACGAACGCAGACTCAACACCGAGGTAGACCGAGCGCGGCTGGAGTCCAGGAAACTGGCCGGGCATTTGGAGGCCGACAACAGAAGGTCGGCCAGCGCACTAGCCGAAGCGACTGAGATGATTAGAGCCCTGGAGGCTAGGTTGGCCTTGCTACAGGCGGAAAAGGCCCAGATGACAACAGAACTTCAGCTAGCCCGGGACGAGGCAAGCACCTGGAAAGCCAAGTTTGACGAGCGCAGCAACGATATGTTTGCAGTGCTCAATGAACTTCGGGATCGTTTGCCACCCAACACCAGCGAGACAGCTATTCAGGCTTCTAGACCTCGAAGGGCCAGGCACAAACGCTAGATCGCTTGTACGAGCGGGACGTCAATAGGCAAACGCCTTCTGTCGTCCGTTTAGCGAGGCCGGGCCCACCAATCTGCTGCGGCGCATGCCACGGGATGTCAAACGGTTTACATAACATCACCATCTAAGACGAAAAAATTACATGAAATCATAGAGTTAGAAGATTTAGTTTAGAAAATGTCAAAAGAATTACCTCGAAAATGTCAAAAGAATTACCTCGCCCGCTTAGGCGTTTAATTTTTTTCGATGTTTGCTGTTAAGCTATTTAACATAATATACATCGTATCAAGTCCAGCAGGCTCCTAGAGGTGGGAGAAAAGATCGCCGCTGCGCTTGCTCCACTTGTAGCGACTGCCGCGCCAGTCGCTACTAAGAACTTTCCCAAGACCCGCGCCAGCTGGTCGCCTTTCTCGGTTCCTTCGTGCTTTTCGATGTGTGCACGGACAAGCGTTTGAATCGGATCAATTCCCGCAATTGCAGCTATCCGCGCCTGATCTTCGGGCGGGCACGGCTTTTCTTCTTTTTTCCATACGGTGATGTTTGGCGGCGTGACTTTTAGCAGTCGTGCCAGCTCTGCTTGACTGCCAGCAACCGCTAAAGCCCTTTCGATTAGCTCGGGTACTTGAGACATTGGCGTTTCCTTTTTGTTAACGTCGCGGTCATTAACTTTTTGTTAATTACCTTTTTGTTACGTCAAGTCTAAACCTGCAAATCTGATTTGTCATGAGCAGTCCCATTACCACCTCACGCAACCGCGATCAATGGCTGAGCGTCGCTCAGTTTTTGGGTGGCTTCGTGCCTGCCTTTGATCGTCCTGCGGCTTCGTCAGAAGCTGCGTCCGATTGCGCTGGTGTGGACTGCGCCCTTTCTCAATCCCTCCCCGATGGTAATCACGGGGAGAACCTGAACGAGGCACAAGCATGACCCGAGCTAAGAAAACCGATCTGGTCTTAGACGGTAACGAGGTCAAGCTCCGTTTGACTGCTGAACGATTCAAGACAAAACAGGTGGTTCATGTCGATTGGGTGCGCTTCACCTGCAACCTTCGTGCAGCTCCTACCCCTTCCGCTGACAAGCTTTTCCCCGCTCCTTCTCGTGATTGGGTGAAGCATTGGCGCAATCAAAAGGCCCATGAGGTCCGCGTCGCTGACGAGCGCAAAGCCGACATGCTTGCGGTCTTGAAGACCATTGATGATCCCGATTTTTCCGCCAGTGCTCAGGCCCTCCAGCTTGCTGAGCAGGTTTGCGAAGCCCTCGGCTCCGATTTCTCCGTGTATCCCGAGATCCGCAAGGGTCACGACTTCTACCGCTTCCGCTGGTCAATCGTTCGCAATGAAGTTGAATGCGGCTGGGTCGGTTACTTGGCGTCCGGCGACAGCCCACGCCAAAACGCCCAGGCCAAAACCATTCACTGCAACCTGTACGGCACTGCCTGCACCTTTGCAGAAACCGGCTTCAATCATCGCCTCGCCAACATCGTTGAAGCCACCTGCGCCACCATCACCCGCGTTGATCTGGCCCTGGATTTCTTCGACGGTTTCAGCGGTGGCATGGATCGCGTAAAGGCCGACTATCAAGCGGGCCTCATGGATCACTGCGGCAAGCAACCCAAGTGCAACTTGGTTGGCGACTGGTGCAACGGTCGCGCACGCTCCTTCTACTTCGGCAGCAAGGAAGCGGGCAAACAAACCAACGTGTATGAAAAGGGCCATCAGCTATTCGGCCCCAAGGATGACAGCCCATGGATTCGCGCTGAACTGCGCTGGGGCAACAAGCTCCGCGTGCTTGAGTCGGACATTCTTCGCCGCCCTGCTGACTTCTTCGCAGGTGCCAGCGAATGGCATTCCCGCCTTCTCGGTGAAGCCGGTGCCCAGGTCACCCCCGAGCCTGTACCCACCACAAAGCGCCTCGCTGCTGAAACCATCTGCGCCGAAGTGAAGCGCAATGTTCAGTGGCTCATGGACACCGCCGCCCCAAGCATCGCCCTTTGTTTCGAACACCTCGGCAATACCAACTTCATCGAAGAAATCCTCTTCAACAAGAAGGCCCCAGGCCGTTTGCAGAAATTCAGCAAGCAAGAGATTTCCGGCGCGTTTGAACGTGCCTTCGCTCGCGTCCTCGCCCCCCGCACTGGCCATGCGCGGATGGCAACACCTCTGGCCGTATAGGAACCCAAAACATGAAGATGAAAAACACCGCCGTGCTGCACGGTATCAAGTCCAGCAAGGGCGAAATCGAAGGTCGTGGCTTTGACTCCACTACCTTTCACCTCTCCGTTGATATTGCCTCCAGCCAGTCGGGCGAATCTATCGGCGTCGTAACCCGCCCCTTCAAGTATGGCGACTCCACCGAGTTTCAAAAGTGGGCACACCTCAAGGATAAATGGCCCCTCGGCGGCATCCTTTGCGACTGTGAATTCGACGTGGTCGCAGGCGCTGACAACAGCGTGAAGCTCACGTTGTTGGGGATCAAGCCCGCCAGCGCTGCCAAGGCTCCAGCCGCCGCCTGACATGGCCCGCCTCGTCATCCAGTCCCGCACTACCGGGGCATTTCTTGCCCCGAATCCAGAGGACGGGCAACCCGAGTGGGTCATGTTGCTCTGTGAAGCTGCGACGTTGGATGACGTGGAAACCTGCGCCCAGCTCATAGAAGACCACACCGAGCCTTTTCACCGTCCCCAGGTCGTTGACCTGGACGATTTGTATGGACGCAATCCCGCGTGATTTCAGCCGGGAGGGCCTGCCCTCTCGGGTGCAATCCCGCACCTGTTTTGAGGAAATGAAATGAAGAAGTTCACTGCAATCCGTCTGGCCGCTATCCCCGCATTCGTGCTGGCAACCGCTGGTGCAGCCAATGCCGCCCTGCCTTCTGGCGTGGACACGGCCATTACCGCAGCCCAAACCGACATGCTGGCCGCTATCGGTCTGGTCATCGGTGCCATGGTGGCAGTCTGGGGCCTGTTGAAGCTGGCTTCCAAGCTCGGCTGGCGCTAAGCCATGGGCGACACCACAACCAACACCGCCACGGCTACCGGCGAAACGGTCACGGTTGTGGTGCAGCTTGAACCCGCACCGCCCAACGAAGAGCGCATGGCCGACCTCTTAGCGCTCTTCGGGCTGGTCATTCTGGCCTGCGTTTCGGTGTGGGGCGCAAAACAGTTGCTGAATCTGTTCAGCATCAACCCCGACAACGACTAACCCATGCGCAAAAATGCCAAGTTCAATCGAAATGCTCTTCGCGGGCTCGTTGCTGCTCTTGCTTTGGGTGGCCTTCAAGTAGCCCATGCCGGATACGCCCAGCTGGCCGCCCCTGCTGGCTACGCTTCAACCGCTGGCGGTCACACCTACGCAGCAGCAGCCAACGATCGCATTTATGGGCGCGTAGTCCATCAGGCGGGCGCTCTGACTGCCAACGTAGGCGGCCAAGCAGTGAAGATGCCCGCAGCCTATCGCCTCGCGGCCAACGCTCCCCGCGTTGCCGCTGCCGTCGCCTTTGCTCACCCCGGCATTCGAACTGCTGTTGGCATTGCCGCATGGCTCGCATCTGCCTATTTCGTTTGGGATGCTGCCACTGGCACATGGCGCAAGGTCTCACAGGAGCAGAGCGGCGAAGCGCTTGTCTGGGAGTGGGATGGAAAGGAATATCCATCTGCCGACGCTGCCTGCCGCGCTGCCTATAACGCGACGATCACAAACACAGAGCTTTATCCATATTTGGGCGCAGTTACTGTCAAGCAAAATCAGGCGGATTGCCGAAGCGGTCAGAAAGCTTTTCCCGGTGAATATTCCAATTTCGAGCGTGTTTACGCAACGAATAAGCCTGCCGAAAGTTGCCCCTCTGGCTGGACTAAAACTCCTGCCGGTTGTGTCTCACCTGCACTCACACAGCCTGAATTTGTCGAGGAAATAGCGGCAAAGCCCATGCCTTCCACGGTTCCGCAGGAGCTGCCCTATCCAACGCCCCTGCCAGTGGAGCAGCCATATATCAACCCGGCCCCAGGTGAAAACCCATCCAACAGGCCGCAGCGCGTCCCCACTGGGCAACCCATCCCAATCCCCAACACCGACCCGCAGCAGTGGCGGCAGCCTTATGTGGACATAGTTCCAGCCCCCACGCCCGAGAGCCCTTGGCGCGTCGATGTGAAGCCGGGAGAGGTGGAAAGCCCCAACCCGAACCCCGCCGAAAACCCAAACCCGGACACCGACACGGACAAGCCCACCGAGGAACAGGACAAAAGCCTCTGCGAAAAGCATCCCGAAATCTTGGCTTGCTCAAAGCCCGAACTGGACGTTCCCGACGGTGAGATACCCAAGCTAACCAAACAGATCACATATGCGGAAGAGGGCGGCTTCGGCGGCGGCTCTTGCCCCTCCAACGTGTATGCAAACCTGCACGGCAAGCAAACGATGGTTTATGAGTGGGCGCGCACCTGTAGCGTGGTTTCGACTTACATCCGGCCAATCATTCTGCTTCTCGGTGCTATGGGCGCACTATTCATCCTGATTCCGGGGCGTGACTCATGAAAATAGGTACATGGCTGCTGGCCCTCGTCCAGCCCTTCATTGCCCGCATACTCACGGCTTTGGGCTTCTCCCTCGTCACCATCGCAGGCATGGAAGTCGTAATCGACCAGCTCAAGCAGGCGGTGATTTCAGGCGTCAACAGCATGCCGGCCGATATGCTGAATATCTTCCTTCTGGCTGGGGGCGGTAAGGCTCTCGGGATGATTCTCGGGGCCATCGCCACGAAGCTCGTTCTGTGGCAAATCCAGAGCGCAACGCGCCTGCTCGGCGTCAATCCGGGGTAAGCCATGATTACCATCATCACCGGCACCCCCGGCGCTGGAAAAACCCTTTACACCATCGAAAAGCTATTGCAGCCGCTGGTGGGAACCAGCATCAGCTACACCAACGACGCGGGCGAAGAGGTCACAGCTCCGCGCACCATCTACACCAACATAAACGGCCTTCTGCTCGATCACGAAAAAATCGACGGTGGCGACAATCAGGGCCTGCGCGACTGGCACCAGTGGGCAAAGCCGGGGGCCGTGATTGTGTTTGACGAGGTGCAGCGGCACTGGCAACCCCGGGCCAACGGTTCCAAGGTTCCCGACGACATTCAAGCCCTCGAAACGCACCGGCACATGGGCGTGGACTTCATCATCATCACGCAAAACGTGATGCTGGTTGATCGCAACATTCACGCCCTCGCAGGCCGACACCTGCACGTGCGCCGGATCGCTAACATGCCCATGGCTATCGTGTACGAGTGGGATCACGTGAGCCGAGGCCTCCTGTACGCCAAGAGCCTGACAAAAAGCCCATGGCGCTACAGCAAAAAGGTTTTCAAGCTCTACAAGAGCGCCGAGGTTCACACGAAGCAGCCGCGCAAGGTTCCCGGCCTCGTCTGGTTCCTCCTGGCGGCAGTCGTCGGTGTCGGCGTCCTGGCACCCACCACATATGCCCGATTGACCGACAGAATCAACGGTGGCAAACCCGCCGAGCAGGCCACGGCCACGCCCGCAAGCGGCATCGGCGCAAAGCCTGCCGCAGCACCAGCAGCTCCAGCATCAGCACCAGCCGCGCCCGCGCCCGTTGCTGCCGCCTCTGCGCCCGTGTTTGCCGGTTGCATTGCCAGCCGTGCCCGCTGCGAGTGTTTCGACAACCAAGGCGGCAAGGTCGAAAAGGATTTGGGCTTCTGTGAAGTCCATATCAAGCCCAGCACCTACGTGCTGGCCGGTGGCACCTTCCCTGAGCCCGTACCACCACCGCCCCCGCCATCACCGCCGCAGTTTGTGCCCCACTACAACGACGGTCTAACCTTTGCCGACATTCGGCAGGCCATGCGCCAGCGCTAGCGCTCACGCCGGAACGATTTCGGCGTGTACACCGTCTGCACCGGCTTAAATGCGGCCTGCGCCTTTGCTGATCTGATTAGCGGGCGGCTGCGCCTGCGCATCCCGCGCAAAGCAACGCCCAGGGCAAAGATTGCCAGCACTGCAAAGGTGCTGGCAGTCCACGGGTTAGAAGCGGCCCAGGCCGCGATGGCTGCAAGGTTCATGCGACCGCATTTTTACATCTCGCTCCATCGCACCATTTCCATATCTATCAGCCGCGCTTTGAATGCGTTGCAGTTGCTCGTATCCTTGGTGAACACCAGACCCAGCGACATACACGACTGGCGAACGCTGCGGGCCAGCTCGCGGGCCTTGCGTGCTGCTTCCTTGGCCCAGCTCGGGGTGCTTTTCTTCTCGGGGTACTTCACGCGTCCTGCCGCCTTGAACGCCGCGCCCCGAGCTGCCCGAATCGCCCGCAAAACTCGCGTGGTGGGCCTACCCGTCGCCCACACCAGCACGCGCCCGAAGGGCAGCGGCAATTGCAGCGCCAGCGCCTCGGGAAACTTGCGATAGTTTGCTGCGATCATGGTTTTCCTGCCTTTCGTGTACCGGGCCCCTAGATTCCGAGCCGGGACAACTGTTGTCTGTTGCCCGTGTAAGCTGCCCTCGCTTGCACCGTTCCCCTGAGTTCTTCGCCGTGCCTTTAGCGGTATCGGGGTTGGGCTTCGGAGTGGGGGAAGCTTTGTAAAGCGAAGCTTTATGAATACCCCCCGGAGAAGCCCAGAGGCCCGCAGGGCCGCCCCCGATTTAGCGTAGGCCGAAGAGGCGAAAACTCTGGGGTACGGTGCTGGGCGCGCTCTCTGACGGGCAACGGACGCCGCGCGGCGAGCGCCTTTAGCAAAGGAACTTTGCTCAAGCTAGGCCCAAAGGGCCGGTATTGGGGGAGGCCATCAGGCCGGGGGCATCGCCCCGCGTTAGGGATCGTTAGTGCGTATGCATGGAGACGGGCGCCCAGCTCGTCACCACACAAAGCGAATGGACAACTCCGCAGGCCAAGTGCAACGCCCCCCACGCGCAATGGACAGCCCCGCAGGCCAAGTGCAGCACCCCCCGGCGCAGTGTGCAGCCCCGAGGCCCCCGAAGGCGGGCAAGCGCAGCGCCGCACGCCGTAGGGGGCCGAATGCTGCGCCCCGAGCACGGGTGTGCTGCCCCGCAGGACAAATGATGGCCCCCGAGCATGGGTGTGATGCCCCGCAGGACAAATGATGGCCCCCGAGCGTTAGCGGGGGGGCGAGCTGGGCGACTGGCTCCACCCGAAGGGCCAGAGCCCGCTTTCTCGCTTGCGAGAAAAACGCCCAGCTGCTTTAAAAGCAACAACTGTTGCAAAAAAGGAACACGAAAAAAAGCCCCTTGACGGGGCTTACTTGGATAAACTGTATCTATGAAAATGCGAAATATGATTTAACTTTACTATACATCGTATCTAATTACATAAATTCCGCTGATGCTCTAGGTATCGTCATACCGTAAGCCAGTGCGGTCGATTGAAACCTGTACGTGCAGCGTACCTTATGGGCTTTGCGAACAGCTACCAGCACACACTTTCCTAGCGCCCTAGCAGCCAGCCTCATACCTGTTTCAACCCTGCGGCAGACGCCTGAGCAACGCGGCCATGCCCCGGGGCCATCCCACAGGGCCAAACCACGCGCCACCGGCAATGGCCCAGGCGTTGGCGATGCCGTACACCACCATGGCGGCGGCCTGGGCAGCGAACACGCCTGCAATGGCGTAGCCGCCGTGCAGAGCCAACCAACCTCCGGCCACGGCTACCACCAGGCGTGCGATGTTGCCAAGCACCGGCCACAGCAAGCGTCCTGCCCCTTGCGAAGCAAAGTACAGCACCAGGCCCAGACCAAAGAAACCGTACCAGGGCCCAACGATGCGCAGATAGTGTGAACCTGCTTCGATCATGGCGGGCTCCGTATTGAACAGCGACAGCCAGGCTGCCGGATACGCCGCAGCCCAAAGACCAATGGCCTCGGTCATCGCGAATGCAATCGCCGCCCCGATCCAGGTGGCGCGCAAGGCGCGTTCGCGCTGACCGGCGCCGATGCAGGTGCCGACCATGGCCACCAGGGGTGCGCCCAGGCCAAACACCAGCGGCACCAGCAGATACTCCAGCCGTGATGCGGTGCCATAGCCTGCAATCGCCGCGGTGCCGTAAGTACCCACCAAGGCTGTGGTGATGCCGATGGCCAGGTTGGTGGCCACGGTGGACACCGTGCCCACCAAGCCCACACGCAAAATGTCTGCAAACAGTGCCCACCGTAACTGCAGGCCGCGCAGCGATGGCCGCAGCAAACTGCGCGGCGACCAGAGGTAAGCAGCCAACACCGCACTGCCTGCCAGGTAATACAGCAGCAGCGCAATGGCGCCCCCGGCGATGCCTAGGCCCGGTAACGGGCCCCACCCAAAGATCAGCAGCGGCGACAGCGGTAGCAGCAACACGGCTCCCGCTACCGTCACATAGGCGGGCAAGGCCATATTGCCGGTTCCACGGATCACGGCCGACAGCGTGTTGAACAGCCAGACCAGCAGCGCGCCACTAAACACCCAGTTTGAATAGATCAGTGCCGCATCCAGCGCCCCGCCACTGCCGCCCATGCGGGTGTAAAGCCAGCGCCCTCCTGCAACCACCGTGATCATGAAAACCAATGCAAACACAGCCGCAATCAACAGCGCGTGCAGTACCAGCGCATCGGCATCATCGCGCCGCCGGGCGCCCAAGGCCCGGGCTATGGCAGAAGCAATGCCTCCACCCATGGCACCCGCCGATGTCATTTGCATCAGCATCACAGCCGGGAACACCAGTGCCATGCCGGCCAGCGCATCGGTGCCCAGCTTGCCAACAAAGTAGGTTTCCATCAGGCCAACGCCAGCCTGGGCCAGCATCACCAGTACATTGGGTGCTCCCAGGCGCAGCAGCGTGGGCGCAATGGGGGCTTCCAGCAGGAGCCGGGTGCGCGGGTCGAGCGTGGCAG